ATGAACTATTTGTCCACCTGATCCTGGTAGGTCTTGCAAGTCTGATTGTTTAGTTCCAGCTGCCCAAGTTGTAATATCATTTATTCCTGACCATTGTATTCTATTAGATGCACCAACATGATTACCTGTTACTAAAAAATCTCTTATGACACCTGAACATTTAAATACTGGTACAGTACCTGATGTTGCAATTGCAGATAAATTTGCAAAGTTAGTTGATGTACCCATTAAATAATATTGAGGTGCATCTACACCATTACTAGCTATGATATAATTTCCAAATTGAGTAAAGGTAAAATAATCTGTATTGCCACCAGTTAAACCAGATTTTCTTGATGTAAAAGTTCCTGAAGCTAATTGATGTATGTCTGAATTAGTTGCTACAAAATTAAATACAGTATTAGAGTTATCTCTAAATGAACCTGCACCTCTACTATCTTTAGCTATATTGTTAGTAGAA